CGCATAATAATCTTTCATTGGAGTATCTGGAAGACCTTCAAATACATCTTCCAGATATTCAGCTTTTAATATTTCATTAAATATATTTTCCATATTTAAATCAATTTGGTTTTAACTTGGTCAATCAATCCAAGCTTCTTAGCTTCGGCTGCAGACATAAAGTTATCATACGAAGTAAGAGATCTAAGTTCTTCCAGTTCTTTTCCTGTCTGTTTCTTAAAAATCTTATTCATATTGTCTGTCCAAACCTGCAATTCGTGTTGAATAATACTGATATCATTTAACTTACCACCAGTAATTTCAACGCCGGCTTGGTGAATCATAATTCTTGAAGATGGGAATGCAAATCTCTTACCGATTGTTCCGCTTGCAAGAATAACTGAAGCCATAGAAGAACAAGAACCAATACAAATAGTTTGAACTTCAACTCCCTTACGTTTCAATTCATTGATACAGTCAACAATAGCAAAGCCTACATCACATTCGCCACCTGGGGAAGAAATATAAATTGTAATCGGCTTCTTTGTTCCGTCATCATAGAATGACAATTTTTGAATAATATGAATTCCCATTTCCCAAGAAATATGTCCGACAAGGAAAATAACTCTTTGAGCTTCGAAATAATTATTACGAACTACGTCAAAATAATTACCGATTTCACCGAGATTAACTTGCTGACCTTCTTGTTCTTCCGGCGGAATATCATTGATATCGTTTTCATCCGGTTCAGTGACTACTACATTTTGCTGTGATGTTTTTCTTGAAGACATTAATATACCTTTGCGTACTATTTAACTTAATTATTTTGGGTTCTTTTGGTGTATCAAATTCGGGATCATCAGTCGGTTTAATATCCGCACATTTTACGATTACTTTACCAAACTGAATAATTGATTCCACGCCACAATACTTAATAATTTTATATCGACGTTCGACTAGGTTAAATTTAAAAATACCAAAGTCACCGTCTCTTCTTAAAAACTGATAAGTATTATTGGCACTATCTTTATATATATGTCCAATCTTAAATGTCATACTATACCAGTTTCTGCTTTCCTAAAAAGGTATTGATTTTCTTTGACAGGTCCATGTTTTTAGCTGCAATGACTTTCGCTTCTTCTTCATTATAATTGTCATAATCCTTGACAAAAATTTTTGCATAGTCATCAAAATGTTCATTAACATCTTCGAGAACGGAAGCGTAAACCGTCTTAACTAAGTTCAATGGTGTCACTTCCTTTTGATTCATTTGAATATTCATAGATTAGTTTCTCCAGTTTTTCAGTAAATTCTTTTTTCTTTTCAAATTCGGGTAATATAGTTTCCACGTAAGCATACCATTCGAAAATGGTTTTAAAATGCTTAAAATTATCATTTACTTTAGCTGCCTGATCTACTACTGCTTTTAATGCTTGTAATTTTTTAGGGTCATTGACAATAGAATAAAAATCTTTTTCTTTCTTAAAAAGCGGAGGCATTTTAAATGATGATTTTCCATGTGCCATATTATTCTTTGTCCTTATTTTGTTCAAGCTTTAAACATTCATTAATCAATTCAGAAGTTTCAGCATTCTTTTCAGGAGTATTGAACTTGTGAGTAAGTTCGATTGCCTTTTTAACTTCAGCTGCTGCTTTCTTGATTTCGGCTTCAGTCTTTTCTTGCTCTGCCTTTTCCTTCATTTCCTTTAACTTCTGTTCTTTTTCAGCAACATTAGCAGTCCATGTATTAATGAAATCTTCAGTTGCTTCGCTTAAGAACTTTTCGTCAAGAGGCTGATTCGGATTAATTGCATAATAAGCATCAAAGAGAGTATTCGTAATCAATTCATTTGCTGTAGCTGTAACGGGCTGAACATATGAACGACCTTTTTTGTTATACGGATTCTTAGGATAATTAATAAATCTCTTGTTATCACGTTCAATAAGTTCTAATCCAGTAAGCAATAATCCATTATCTAAAAAGATCATACCTACACCGATTGCGCCTGTGCGACTTTTTCTTTTATAAGGATAAACCTTAGCTTTAGTTATTTTTAATTCGTTCATATATTCTCCAGTTTATTATTCTTTTTCTTCAAGTGATTCTGCATAAGAAGTGAGTTCTTCTACAGCAGAGTTATAAGTTGTGGGTTCAAGAATTCCATTTTGTGTAACGATACCAAGAACTTGTTCAAACATTGCCTTAATAACATTTGACGGTTCTGCTTCAATAACGGCACACATTTTTGTAACGATTTCTTCTGGAATTCTATGAATAAAAGTAGAATCGTTATTATAGTCAATATAGTGCTCATGGAAATCTTTGATATACCAAATTGCCTTCTTAAGGTCTTTCTTTGGTGTTCCTTTGTCACGATATCGCATGCAATACTTCCAACAATTTCCTAAATCAAACTGTAACCAACGAGTGATTTCGATTGCTTCGATACCAGATTCATGAGAACGATAATGCTTAGGTTCGTTTACTTCCTGTTCGAGTGTTTGTCCATTGATCATAGAGCAGTGTCCTCTTTATTTAACATTTCTAAGATATTATTCTGGAACTCTTTACTATTTGCTGCATGTTCTTGCAATCTCTGTTCCTTTTCATATTCTTCCTTTGCCTTAGAATTTCTTTCTAATGCCATGAATACACGAATTGGAATAAATACCGTCAAGAAATATCCAACAAGAATTCCAATTATAGGTAAAATATTTTTAAAGAAATAAAATAAACCGTCTTGAACGGTATTACCGAAGACTCCA